TTGTGAATGATACTGGTGATGCTGTTTTAAGTGATGAGCAGAAGAGTGTCAAGTGGGATTGGTCACATAAGCTCGTTGGTAAGGTGAGCAAAGAGATTCAAATACCTGTAGCAAATAGTGATGACAGGGACTTTCTATTCAAAGTCATGCGACAAGTGTGTTTAGATTATCTAGAGTACATCATATCAAAGAATAGGTCATACAAGTGGATTGAGATTGCTGGTGATGGTGTAAAACCCACACTTGATAATATTCATTTGACGCATAGTTGGATTGTCAGTCAATATGCTGGAGAATACAATCCATACCATCATCATAGTGGCGACTTCTCTGCTGTAATCTATCTGAAGATACCACCAAAGATGCAAGAGGAGCTTGACAAAGAGTTTGAGGACCACTATCCTACTAATGGACTCATTGAGTTCATGTATGGTGAGACACAGGACATGAGGAGCAACTATCTAAAGTTCAAGCCAGAGGTTGGGAAGCTGTTAGTGTTCCCATCATACCTAAAACATTTTGTCTATCCCTTCTACAGTGAGGGCGAGAGAAGGAGTATGAGCTTCAACGCTCATATGAAAGTGTGAAATAATTGAAAATAACACTTGACAAATCTACTAAATGATGCGATAATAGTTATAGTGAGAAAACAAAGAGGTTGTTATGAAATTACGAGAAGCAATTGCTGCTGTTATTCCAGAGTTGGTGGAAGAGTGGAACACGGTCAAACTACCAAAATTTGAAGACCTCTATGAGCAGTCCTTTGCTGAATTGTTTAAGGATAGGCAGACACAGGAGAAGACCAAGATAGTTGCTCCATGCCTAGACGTTGTATTTGCCCGTCTTATAACGAAGTATATCCCAAATTTTGAGATAAACGAAACTGTTGGACAGGACTACAAATGGAATGATGAAGGATACGAATGTAAGATGACATTCGGTGCAGGAACAGGTTGGACGGGCAATGGATACACCAAGACTTCCAAGCATATACTTTTGCGGTTCACTCTCACTGAAGATGGAAAAATCACTGAAATGTTTGCTTCACTAGTAGACTTAGATGAGTGCAGGAGTCGATGGACAGACCCCACAACCAAAAGCAACTTCAGCACACTTGCTTTTGTGAAAGAGGATGCAGATGTGCTTGATGTGATCGTTGGTGACATGAAGGTCAACAAGGTTTATATCAAACCAATTATGTGTGCGGTATAAACGTATATATAATATATTAGATGAATATGACCATGTGTCGAGTTCATTTGATAAAAACTAAACTTAAACGCCCTACAGGGGCAAAGGAGTATAAAATGAAAAAATCAAAAACTATAGAAGAAATATGTCAAGATATTGGATATGGTGGATTCCCAATCACTGATGAAGAGGAACGCCAGCGGCAGTTGCAACAACAGTTATTAACTGATCGTGTTAACCCTGCACTACTTAATGTAGATCAGGAATATCAGAGACTTATTGCACTTTTAATTTTAAATGGTTATGGAAAAATTCAGACAGATCGTCTGACACTTCCGTTGATTTCTCGCCGCCCCGCAAAATACGGTGACATGGCAGGAGATTATGTAATTGATGGTCAACAGAGGTCATGCATGTATCATGGGTCTAGTCTTTATGATCCTGAGAAACATGAAGAGACAGGATTGCAAGTTGCTGTAAAAGTTTGGTCCGAAGATTGCGACCTTACGATAGAACAACTTCGTGCTGAAGAAGCAAAATTATTCGTTGACACTAATAAGGATTTGACTAAGGTTACAACGCTTCAGAAATACCGTGCTGCTGTTTTGTATGGTGATTTAGAGGCAAAGGCAATACTAAATTCTCTCGTTCAACTCACTTTAAAAATGGATAATTTTGGTTCGATCATGCCGGGCGCAGACGAGGTTTCTCCACCAACTCAATATTTTGAGATTATCAAAAGTGATTTAGGTAAAGAGGATTGGAATAGTGAGACTAATCTTCCAAACTTACAAGAAGCAATTACGATTTATCGGAAGGTATATCCAGTAACACCTGACAAACCAATACACGGTGTGGCACTTCGCTCAATTTTCTATGCTGTGTGGTTTGCTAATTCAATCTTGGGTGATGGAGAGCGCAAGAAGTATTTTAAGAAGTTTTTAAACGAACGACTGGCAAAACATCAGGGCGGATTTCCTACAGCAAAAAAACTTGTTCAAGAGCAAGCAGGATTTAAAGCACCAAAGTATATTTTGCATAATCGCATCTTGCCTACCTTTAACCAGTGGGTAAAGGATGAGAAAGGTGCTGGGACTGTTGAGATTTCCAACGGTATTCTGAAAAGTGCAGCAACAGTGACGGGTGTAACATCTAAGGTGTTTCCTTTCTTACATCCCGATACTGATGATGCATCCAGACAGAAGGATGGTAATTTAACACCAGCATTTAAATAATATGATCACTAACACCATACACCTTTCTGATTGTGTGAAAGGTATGTCAGCGTTGCCGAAAGGCAGCGTTGACATGGTGGTGACATCTCCACCGTACAATCTAGGCATCAAATACAGCACATATGAGGATAATAAATCGAGACAAGACTATCTTGCATGGATGGGTGAGGTGTTTGTTGCTATCAAACATTGTCTCAAGGATGATGGTCATTTCTTTCTCAACATGGGATATAGTAACATTGACCCGTGGGTTGGCATGGACGTAGCACAGGTTGCAAGGAATAATTTTGTGCTACAAAACCATATCAACTGGGTCAAGAGCATACATGTAAATGACAAGACGAGTGGCCATTTCAAACCTATCAACAGTCAGAGATATATGTGCCCTACATGGGAACACCTATTTCATTTCACCAAGGATGGTAATGTGAATATAGACAGGCTCTCTGTGGGTGTTGAGTATGAGTATTATGAAGCAAATATTCGCAGTAAGAAAGCAACTAAATTAAGAAAATTAATTAAAGAATCGAATTGGGTTTTATCTCTTACAGAAACAATAATTGATGAACAAAATGTAAGTAAAATTAAAAATGAACTTAAATTAGAAGAGGAAAATCTTGCAAAAAAAGATAAACCAAACCTGAGAGATAAGGGTAATTGCTGGTATATACCATATGAGACAATCAATAGCAAGGAATTAAAGGGTAAACACCCAGCAATATTTCCTGTGAAACTGGTAGAGGAGTGTATCAAGGTGAGTGGCATAAAATCTGGCATAGTACTTGATCCCTTCATGGGAACAGGAACAACTGCCATTGCTGCGCTCAACCAAGGATGTGAATACCTTGGATTTGACGTAGACAATGACTACATTGCCTTTGCGAATAGGAGAATAAATGACAACGATTGAGCAAACGATTTTGACAAATTTGATATATAATGAACAATACACAAGAAAGGTGTTGCCCTTCATCAAGGGTGATTATTTCTCTGACAGGACAGAACGAACTGTCTTTGAAGAGATACAGAAGTTCGTAGATAAGTATAACGACCTACCAAACCAGAACGCTCTAGAGGTCGAACTGGACAGTCGTAATGATTTGAATGAGGATGATTACAAACGGGTCTTATCAGTAGTTAAGGAGCTTGAAGAAGACGACAATGCGAACTTTGATTGGTTAGTGGAGACAACAGAAGAATTTTGTAAGGATAAGGCGGTATACAATGCAATTGTGGATGGGATTAAAATTATTGATGGAAAGGATAAAGAACGAGGTGTCGATTCTCTGCCAAGTATTCTTACTGAAGCCTTGGCTGTTGGTTTTGATAACCGTGTTGGTCATGATTATCTATGCGATGCAGATTCCCGCTTTGAGTTTTACCATAAGGTAGAGGATAAGATACCATTTGATCTGGACTTCTTCAATCGTATCACCAAGGGTGGATTACCACAGAAGACACTGAACATTGCCCTTGCGGGCACTGGTGTTGGTAAGTCGCTGTTCATGTGTCATATGGCAGCAAACTGTCTAAGTCAGAACAGAAGTGTCCTATACATCACTCTGGAGATGGCTGAAGAGCGTATAGCTGAACGTATTGACGCAAACCTCATGAATATCTCTATAGATGATCTGCATGAGTTACCCAAGCAAATGTATGATGATAAGATGAAGGCCATTACACAAAAAACAACTGGACAGCTTATCATCAAGGAATACCCTACTGCATCAGCACATAGTAACCACTTTCGAGGACTGATCAAAGAACTTGCTATCAAGAGGTCATTCAAACCAGATATCATCTTCATTGACTATCTAAACATATGTGCATCATCAAGATTTAAGGCGAATGGAAATGTCAACAGTTACATGTATATCAAGGCAATTGCTGAAGAACTTAGGGGACTCGCAGTTGAAACAAACGTCCCGATTATGTCGGCTACACAGACCACAAGGAGCGGGTTCTCCAATAGTGATGTGGGCTTGGAAGATACGTCAGAATCTTTTGGTCTGCCTGCTACGGCTGACCTCATGTTTGCGCTCATTAGTAATGAGGAACTTGATGAACTGAACCAGATTGCGGTGAAGCAACTCAAGAACCGATACAATGACCCTACCACCAATAAAAGATTCGTTATTGGTATTGACAGAGCGAAGATGAAGTTGTATGATGTAGAGGATGCACAACAAC